TTAGCAGCCCTGTGCTGGTCAGGCGCATGCCTTCTGTGCCATTAATTAAAAATGACAGAGGCTGTGTGTTGCCTGAATCAAACTGAAGGACTGTTCCATCTGTATATAGATAGCCGTAGCTAGTTGCGCCAGTAGAGTTATAAAAACGCAGTTTGTAACCATCGCTATTGATTTTAATAGCGCCGGTTAAGCCTAGATAAAACGAGCCATCAAACGTCAGCGCAGACCCAGAGGTCAGCACTTTCGAGCCGTTGAGGTACGTCACGCCGTTGGCGGTGCCGCCTGACAGAGTCAAATTAGACGACATCGTTACGGCAGCAGCATTTACCGTACCCGTTAGAGTCGGAGAGCCTGCCAAAACATTGTTGCCAGTACCAGTGTTGGTAACACTGACCACATTCTTGCTGGCATCTAGTGCAAGCGCAGTTGATGCAGTCCCATACGCAAGATTCAAGCTCGTTGCAATAGCAGCGGTCGTAAAGTTGCCAGTAGATCCACCATCAACTTTCTGCCATACGCTGTTGTTGAAAACAACCCAATCTCCAACACCCCAGGTTGTTTCACCATTTAAGTTTGTTGAACCAGCAACGCTGACGACGTAGTAGTCGCCCTTTGTACCCGTGCTAGAAACAAGAGTTGGAGTGTTTGTAGAAGCGTTCCATGTGCCCTTGTAATCCAAAAATCCATCTAGGGCATTGATCTGTGATTGCAGACTTGCCAAGGTATCAAGCACACTCTGGCTAGTACCACCTCCATTGGTGATAACCTTGATGCGCTCTGCGAGATCAGGAGCAACAACCTCACCAACATTGATCTCACGGCCAGACGACAGGCCAATGATTAACGAACCATCAAAATCAATGCGGGCATCTACAACAGATATCCCATCTACACCATCTACACCATCTTTTCCGGGTGCGCCATCTTTACCACGAGGTCCGGGTGCGCCATCCTTACCCGGACGACCATCTTTACCATCGCGTCCATCACGACCATGAGCGCCATCACGACCATCTTTAATCGTTGATACGCGCTTTTCAAGAGCAGTGGTTACGCCATCGAACTTACCCTGTAGATCAGACTCGATCTTTTTAAGAGCTTGAATGACAAGTTGGACGTTCTCAGCAGCTTTGCGCTGCTGCATCGCTTTGATCTCAGATACAGAATTGCGAACAGCACTGAAAAGGTTGTCAGCAACACCGTCTACGTTAGCTTTATCAAAGACCTTATCGATTTCCATTTTGCAACTCCATATTCAGCTTTTCAAGAAAGTCGTTCTCTAGATCAACCACATCATTTTTTGCAGAACTCATCTGAAGTTCAACAATCTTGGTTTTGTTCTTGATGTCTGCCTCTTTGAGCATCAATTCGGCAATCTTAACCCTCTTGTCAAACTCACTTGACTCTTTTCCTTGGGGCAGATTAGTGGTGGTTGAGGCGATGACCTTAGCCTGTACCTCTTGCGGCATAAGCTGCGCCTCTGTGAGCAACTTCTGCGCTTCAGCACGGTTCTTCTCGGCCTGAGTCGTTTTGTCAGCAATTTGAGCCTGAGCAGCCTGAAGCTCCAACTGACGCGCTGCCATAGCCAACTGTTGAGCCTCTGGATCAGGCTGCGACATCTGATCAAGAGCGGCGATCAACTCATACCTGTTAGAAAGGCTAGAGTTGTTCAAAATACCCTTCAAAATCAATGGCAGTACAGGCGTATTCGGACCCAAAGTTTGAAGTAGCCCGATGAATTGCTGCTGTTCGTACTCCCGAGCAATGATGCCCAGCGTAGCAGTCGGAATGAACTTCATATCCACGCTCGGATACCGCTCAGGATCAAACTGCATGTACCTGAAAGCGGCTTTCTGGATGAACGGGATCAGAAAGTCCTCTTGGAAGTTTACCAGAGTGCGCTTGTACTTCTTGATAATCGTCGCAACAGCGGTGGACATAGCCTGTCCGTCCCGTGCGCCGTTCGTTACCATGCCTTGGCTGTCCAAAGTACCCGTTGCTTGAAGCAACATACGCTCAAATTCTTGAGAAGTACGCAGATTATCTGGACTGGTTTGGCCGAACTTGAAGGGATAGAGGATCTCGGCTGGATTGCCGTTGACCATAAACGCTTTCCCGGGCTTAACCTCAAAGCGAGCGCCTCTCGGTAGTCGAGTAGCATCCATCCCCATCATGGGAGCGGTCGTCAAGGCCAGCGAATCCAGATGAGAACGGATCTGGGCGTCGATAGCCTTCTGCATGTTGTAGGACTTTTCGACAGTCCCCCTGCCCAGCAAGCGATTAGGGACCGTGTCGTCTTGGTACGCAAGTACCGGACGGTCCTTCATCATGTAAGGATTCTCTTCTGCCTTCAGAAGCATCGAGCCATTGGCGATAACTACGATGGCCTCGACCATATCGGTGTAGTCTTCGGCAACAGAATCATCAGGAAACAGAACAACTGTCTCCGTATCCTTCTCTTGTAGGTATTCCCGAGGCACAAGACCGTAGTAGGTCAGCAGCAGAACCTTCTCATCTTGGTACTGGCTAGGCTCTTGGGTCGGCTCAAGGTCGGAATCCTCGTAGGTAGTCCCGATGTTGACCTTCTTGTAGATGCCTTTTTCGATTCCTTCGACGACCTTGTGGATCGAGACATATTTCTCGATAGCCACACCCATACAGTCATCAATAGACGTACCGTTGGGATCAAAAAGGAAGTTCTTTGGGTTGACAGGATTGAGCTTTACAGCAACACGAGACTTCTCGATGACGCCGATGGCTGCTTGTCCAGGCTGACCGGGGATGGGCTGGGTTGCTGGCTCAAAGACTTTCTCAGTCTTGACAATGATTTCACCGATACCAGTACCGTAGATCTCTGCCATCAACTCAATTTGGTCGATTGACTTACGGATCTTGTCCTGCTTGAAGTCCTCCATAAGCTGTGCCTTGAGCAAGGACACATCTAGAGGATTGCCGTTTACGTCTTGGAGGTCGTCTTGGATGTCAAAGAACTCACCCTGACCAAAAATCGCTTCCATGATCTCTGCATGGCGGGTTTCGACGGCTTGTTGGGTAGCGGGAGTGACGATTCGGGAACGCTCTGAGTCACGGACTTTATCTTCAGCGGCCCATTCGCCACGGAAGATGCGCTCGTATTCCAGCCAAGAATCTAGAAAGTTGGTGTTTCGGTAGTCACGCCACCGGTCACAGTGGTCTACGACAAACGCCGTCAGTTCTTTGTCGTTCTCTGTCGGCTCGTAGAACTCGTTTTGATCCATACTAGACTCCTGATATTACGTCGATAGGCTCCCAGCCATCATCAGCCTCTTCATAGTAGCTTGTCACAGCTAACTGGTCGATATAGCTGAGGGCGTCAGGCAGATCATCGTGTACCCCGACTGCGGGAAACATCAGAAGTTGGTCAACAAAGTCGTCCCAATTCTCTTCGTTGTTTAGCACTATTCTGCCGTGTTCAAACCGGCCTTGCAATGCCCATATGATTCTATCCGTTTTCTTGCGATTTCCGTGAGTTAAATCAACGATGTGCGAGAAGATATTGTTCTTCCGCATTAAATCGCTCAAATAGGGCAAAACGGCGTTTTTTAGCGCCCCACGCTCGATTCCGACACTTAACGGGCGGTAGTCCCGCATCTTCATCAGTATCTTGGTCGCTGTCTCACGGATATCCCAACGGCCATGCTCAATCTCTTTGACGAACCATTTCCCGTCGTCAGTGACCTTAACAACCGCAATTGCAGACTCATCGAGCCGCTTTTTAGAATTAGCCGCCTGCTTGGCAACTTCTTCAAAGCCAGCAAGATCGACGGCCACAAAATAGCTGCCGTAGGACGGTTCTTCCCCGTATTTAATCCACTCTTCCTTAAATACGTCTGAGCCAGCGTTGGAAAAGCTAGCCATGTACTCCTGCTTGAAAGCAAAGCTGGAGAGCGTTTTTTTAGCAGACTCAATCTCATCGGGGTCAATCAGTGGGTTGTCTTTGGTCGTAAAGTGCCAGGACTTCCAGTCCTTGTCGTCGCCTTCTTGGCCCAGCTTCCACAGGTCGTGAAACCAGTTCCGACCCTTTGGTGTGCCAATAAAGATCGCTTTGCCCTTCTTATCCGACAAAGATGCTCGGATAACCTGTTCCCAGGCTTGGGGCTTGATGTCGGCCACCTCGTCCAGAACCGCAAAGGTTAAGGACACACCCCGCAGGGTATCAGGGCGATCAGCGCCACGGACGTAGATTCTGGCCCCGTTTATCAGGGTGATGTCTAGGTTGTTGACGTTGGAGGTCTGAATGACTTCCCGTCCCAGGTCCAGCAGCAGATCCCAGACGATCTGGCGGGACTGACCCATAGTTGGACTGACGTACAGGACGGCTGAACCCTGTGGGCAGCGTAGCCCCTCGATGATCAGCATGGTAGCGGCCAGTCTGGACTTCCCACACCTACGGCCAGCAGCGATCACTTTAAAGCGGGTCGGGTCTGCGTAGACCTCTTGCTGCCACGGTAGGAGTGAGAAGTTGAGGTCAGACATCTTTTGGTTCTACGTCCTCAGCCTCGATAGTCTCTC